TTAACGTTCTGCACGCATCGGGTTGTTCAGGAAGTCCTCGTAGGACAGGCGCAGGCCGTCTTCCAGCTCGGTCTTGTAGGTCCAGCCCAGATTGGTGGCCTTGGACACATCCAGCAGCTTGCGGGGCGTACCGTTGGGCTTGGTGGTATCCCACTTGATCTCGCCGGTGTAGCCCACGACCTTGGCGACCAGCTCGGTCAGCTCCTTGATGGTCAGCTCCTTGCCGGTACCGGCGTTGACCGTCTCGTTGCCGGAGTAGTTGTTCATCAGGAAGACGCACAGGTTTGCAAGGTCATCCACATACAGGAACTCACGCAGCGGAGAACCATCGCCCCAGCAGGTAACGCTGGGCAGGCCCTGCTCCTTGGCCTCGTGGAAACGGCGGATGAGCGCCGGCACCACATGGCTGTGGGTGGGATGATAGTTGTCGTTGGGGCCATAAAGATTGGTGGGCATGACGGAGATATAGTCCGTGCCATACTGGCGGTTCAGGAACTCGCAGTACTTCAGGCCGCTGATCTTAGCCAGTGCATAGGCTTCGTTGGTCTTTTCCAGTTCGCTGGTCAGCAGGCAGCTCTCCTGCATGGGCTGAGGAGCCATGCGGGGATAGATGCAGGAGGAGCCCAGAAATTCCAGCTTCTTGCAGCCGTTTTTCCATGCAGAATGGATGGCGTTCATCTCCAGCGTCATGTTGTCATACATGAAGTCGGCCAGAGCCTCCTGATTTGCCACGATGCCGCCGACCTTGGCAGCTGCCAGGAACACATACTCCGGCTTCTCCTGCGCGAAGAACTCTTCCACAGCGTCCTGACGGGTCAGGTCCAGCTCCTTGTGAGTGCGGGTGATGATATTGGTGTAGCCCTGACGCTGCAGCTCACGAACGATTCCTTTTTCTTCTTTGTTCGTCATCATCGTCCCTTTCTGTGTGCAGTCTTTTCTACATTTATATTATAGAGTATGTGTGGTGTTTTGACTGCCACCCATCAGGTGGCACATCATCGTTTTTGCCACCCAACAGGTGGCAAAACAGCCTTAGACCACATAACAGATAGAGGTGTAGACCTTTGCGGCCTTAGAATTCCTGTAATCAAGTTGCTATCCAGAACGACGCCGAGGATGGTCGAAATATTCTGGAATGCTCCCTCAAACAACGGGGCAAGCACCTGACAAAGGCCATCCCAGACTGCTTTCAGTACCTCGGTGACATCCTTAAAATCAAAGCCCAGCCCATTGATCCGCTGTGTCAGCTGATCACAGAACCCTTTCACCTTGGAAACGATGTCGTTCCAGATACCGGTAATGGCAGTACGGAATTCCTCGTTCGTATTCCAGAGGTTCATGAACGCCGCCACCAGTGTGCCGATGACCGCCACCACTGCTACGACCGGCCCGGACAGACCACCCAGAACCACACCCAGCTTGCTGAACACACCGCTGGCACTGCCCACATGGGTGATAAGAAGCCGGACACCCTTTGCAAGAGAACTGAATCCCCGCATCGCTGTGCCGACGGTCGATATGGTCTTGCCAAGCACAATGAGCAGCGGACCGATGGATGCCGCCAGGAGCCCGATCTTGATGATCGTTTCCCTGGTACCCTCATCCATGCTGTTGAGCTTGTCCACGAACTGCTGCACGGCAGATACGATCTTGCGGATGGTGGGCATCAGGATATCGCCAAAAGAAATAGCCAGCTCCTCCAGCTGAGATTTCAGGATGGTGAGCTGACCATTTAAGTTGTCCTGCATGGTTTCTGCCATGCTCTCGGATGCGCCGTCACAATTTTCAATGGCACCACGCAGTTTGTTGATGTCCGTCTCGCTGGAATTCATCAGGGCAAGGAAACCGGACATCGCATTCTTGCCGACCAGTGCCTCTGCATTGGATGCTTTTTCAGATTCGGTCAAGCCGGAGAATGCTACACGGCAGTCTGCGAGGATATCGTTCAGGCTCCTCATACTGCCATCTGCATTGCTGGTGGCAATCGTAACCTCACCGATGTTCTTGCCTGCAAAGGTCACTTCACCGGAAAGGTTGTTCATGATGGTACGAAGGGACGTACCAGCCTGCGAAGCCTTGATACCACTATTTGCCATAAGTCCGATGGCTTCTGCGGTATCCTCTGCCGAGAACCCCAGCGCACCGGCAATAGGCGCACAGTACTTGAACGTCTCGCCCATCATGGAGACGTTGGTGTTCGCATTGGAGGAAGCGGCTGCGAGGATATCGGCAAAATGCCCAGAATCCGCAGCGGATAAGCCGAACGCGGTAAGGGCATCGGTAACAATATCTGAAGTCGTAGCGAGGTCTTCACCCGAAGCGGCCGCGAGGTTCATGACGCCCTCGATGCCGTTCAGCATGTCAGAAGTCTTCCATCCGGCCATGGCCATGTATTCCATCGCCGAAGCTGCCTCGGATGCAGAGAACTTGGTCTTTGCACCCATCTCACGGGCTTTCGCACGGAGCTGGTCAAAGTCATCCCCGGTCGCACCGGAAATGGCAGAGACCTTACTCATCTCGGAATCAAAATCGGCTGCGGTCTTCACTGCGGCAGTGCCAAGACCCGTCACAGCGGCAGTCACCGGAAGGAACTTCTTGCCTACATTCTCCACAGAAGATCCGATGTTCTGGAGCTTTTCTCCAGCTTCATCGATCTTGGCAAGCGTCGCATTGGTAGTAGCCGCCTGATCCTGTAAGGATCGCAGATTCTGTTCGGTCTCCACGATCTCACGCTGAAGAGCATCGTACTGCTGCTGGGTGATCTCACCGTTGGCAAGCTGCTCATTAGCCTGCTGTGCGGCAGTTTTCAAAGTTGCCAGCTTTTCCTTAGTGGCTTCAATGGCATCCTTCAGCATCTTCTGCTTCTGGACGACCAGTTCTGTATTGGAAGGGTCCAGTTTCAGGAGTTTGTTGACATCCTTCAGTCCGGACTGCGTCCCCTTGATTGATTTGTTTACACTTTCCAGTGCTTTGGAGAGCTTTGTGGTATCGCCGCCGATCTCAACGGTGATGCCCTGGATTCTGGATGCCATTTGCGTAACCACCTCCTCGCAGGCATGAAAAAAGCCCATCTGCACGAAGCAGACAGGCTAAAGGAAAAAATGCTATTAGCTGTGTATCAAAGTCATCCTTTCAGCATACAATATATTTATCAGTAAATTTATCGACTAACCGGTTGATATTTTTGCAAACGTGTGCTATAATGCAATCAAAGAAAGGAGTTGACGATTATGGCTTCTGTTATGAGTGCTATTACCAACACTGTTCCAATCACCCAATTCAACCGTGGTCTTGCCGGAAAAATATTTGAAGATGTCAAGCAGTGCGGTGCCAAGGTTGTTATGAAAAACAATGCTGCCGAATGCGTTCTCATCTCCCCGGACGAATATGTCCGTTTAATGGATGAATTAAATGATGCTCGTCTGCTGGCTGTTGCTTCTGAACGTATGGCACACTTTGATCCCACCTCTTTGATTTCTGAGGAAGAAATGAACCGCCGTCTCGGTGTTACAGAAGACGATCTCGCCGGTTTTGACGAGGTAGAAATCGAATGAGCTGGAAAGTTGAATACCTCCCTGAAGCAGAAAAAGACCTCAAAGGTTTAGATGGTAGCCAGCGCAATCTTGTTCTGAAAGCCATCAAAAAAGTTCAGCAAAATCCACTGCCTGTTGATGAACAGGGCTACGGCAAACCGCTCGGCAATCACAACAGCACTAACCTTGCAGGACTTCTGAAAATCAAACTCCGCTCTGCGGGTCTGCGCATTGTCTATCAGCTTCGACGTACTGAGACATCTATGATGATTATTGTCATTGGAGTCCGTGCTGATGAAGAAGTGTACGAACTTGCCCAGAAGAGAGTTCTGAAGCACGAAAAGTCCGATTGACTTTTTCTGCCTAATCGACTATACTTTGATGATGATCAGGTTTCGGTAACCTTGCGAGGTCCGAGACCGGGAAGATGACCTTCGGGCCACCTTCTTTCTCCCCCAGTTGTGCACGGCTGGGGGATTTTTTATACCCATTGCCAGACGATTGTGCTTATTTCATTCACAATATAAGCACGTTCGTCTGTTTTTTCGCCTTAGAACCGGTCAAAGTCCTCCTGCGATGCCAGTTCCTTATACGGATACTCGTCGTTCTGCCGCTCCGTAAACATATCATTGACCAACCCGATGGTCAGCAGGTCGAGGTCGGCGATGCTGATACCGAGCTGTACACAGCGCAGCAGAAAGAGCGGGGTGGTCATTTCCCGCTCACTTTTTCGAGGTTTTTTCTGGATTCCACCTCCGTCTGCACGTTCAGACCCCACAGTTCGATCAGCTGGGGCAGGATCTGGTAGATGGAGAAGGTGTTGAACTGGTCCAGAAACTCCTCCGGGCTGTCCGGCACCTTTGCCGGGTCCGCATGACGAGCCATCAGCCATGCCAGGTCCTCGAACATCTCCAGACTGAACAGGTCGAGGTTGGAATTGTCCTCATCGTTCTCCCCCACGCTCTTTTCCAGCTGGCGCAGGTCTTTATAAATGTCACGGCCAAACTTGATGCGGTACAGGCGCGGCACGGCGGCACTTGCCTTAAAAGTGACTTCCTTGCCATCGATCTCGATTTTCTTCGTAACTGCCATAATCGTAATCCTCCAAAATTTCATGTAAAATTGGCAGAGCCGAAGCCCTGCCGTATATCGTGTTTCTTACTCTGCCGGGTCAATGCTCACCAGTGCATTACCGCCGCTCACAGTAGGCAGCTTACCATCCCACTTCTGGATCTTCTGGTACTCGATCAGCGTATCGGACAGGCTTTCTGCCAGTTTGCGGTTTGCCTCTGCCTGTGCTTCTGCGGCAATGGAAGTCTTCTGGGCTTCCGCCTCTGCATTGGTGATTGCCACCTGCTTATCCGCTTCTGCCTTGGCAATGGCGGCTTCATTCTCGATCTTCTGCTTATCTGCATTCTGCTGTGCAATGGACTTCTGCTGGATGGCTTCGTTATAAGCATCCTCGAAATTCATGTCGTTGATGACGACCTTGTTCACAAACACAACGTCCTCACCATATTTCTGCACAAGGGATTCTGCCAGCTTCTGTTGTGCCAGAGGCTCAATCTTGGTGCGGTTTGTCACCTCATTGGGGCCAAGTTCAGCCATCGCAGACTTGATGGCAGATGCCACCAGCTCATCACCAACCAGATTCTTGATGTCGGACACATTCGCATACAGCCATGCACTCTTCTCAGGAAGCACCTGATAGGTCACGATCACATCAGCGGCATACACAGGGGTCTTGTCGGAGGCTTCGCCCCAGACCTGCGCTTCGATGTGCTTATCCTGCTGCTTGTTGTTGACCTTGTGGATGCTCTGCACAAAGGGAATGCAGAAGTTGAGCTTGCCGCTCTGAATGGTGGTTTTCTGGATCTGACCGAAGCTGGTCTTCACGCCCGTGTAACCGGTGGGGATGATGTGGAACGAGCAGACAGCCAGCACCAGAACGATGATCACTGCGAACAAAGGAAAAAACTTCTTCATAATCGTATACCTCTTTATAATAATGTAAGCAGAGCCGAAGCCCTGCAGTGTGTGTCGGTCACTTAGCCCTGCGGCTCCTCGGTGTGACTGGTGTCTTCGGTGTCCACAGCTTCTGCCTGCGGCTCGTAGACCGCATCGTACCATTTGTTATAGACATCATCGGTGGTGTTAGTACCGGTCTTTGCCTTGACATAACCGTTTGCCAGAGGGGTTGCCTGCAGGTTCAGAGTGTCCGTCTTGACTTCCTTACTGTCCTCATTGGTCTCACCCTCGATGGACGGACGGCTTGCCACACAGTTGTACAGCACATGACGGATGTGGCGCTGGTCGCCATCGAACTCAAACAGGAAGGCGAAATGCTCCAGTTCCACATTGGCGTTCTCAGCAAGCACGCCGTTGCCATCCAGCTCCTCGTGCATGATGTCCGTGAGGAAGCTCTCCGGGATCAGTGCGATTTCCAGATCACCCTCGTAGCCGGAGTTGTTATTCACGACATAGTAGGCGATATTGTCCGCATAAAACGGCTCGATCTCGCCATTGGCATCCATCGAAAGACTGACTGCACCGGGGATGCGGACCGGCTTCGCATAGGTGACACTGCCATCTTCGTCAAAGGTCGCCTTTGCATAATGGCAGTTTTTCAGGCCAAATTTGACCTTATTGCTTTTCTTCGACATAGTGTTCCTCCCATAAAAATATCCTGCATGAGCATCACACAGTCAGCTCATACAGGACTTCATACATTTTTTCGGTTTCGATCCAGACCTCGCTTTTCTCATAGTAGAGTTCGTGTGCGGTCAGGACTTCTTCAATAGTTGCTTCCATATCCGGGTCTTTGTAATCGGTGTACACCTCGATGTCCAGCCGGTTGAAATGGTGGTACACAAGGTTATCTGCGCCGAAATTCTCGGCTTTCGGATACAGGAAGCAGATAAACGGTGGATCAGGACTCTCCCCTTCTGCGAAATGGTCATACGCATAAGGAAGCCCCATTTCCTCCACCAGAGCTTTTACTTCTTCGTGGGTCATTGGTTTCTCCTCACTTCAGTGCCTTTTCGATAAGGGACTGGAGCTGCTCGATACCGGCCTGTTCTGCCGGAGCAATATGGGGTCTTCCTGCCACACGACCGCCGCCGCGCTTGGCATGACCCTTTTCCAGCAGATGTGCCAGCTGGTAGCGGTTCTTGGAATGCACCACCATCTGAAGGCTCTGGCTGGATTCCGACTGTTTGGTCGCTACCCAGCTTTCCTTGTACCGCCCGGTTCTGGACGGTGCGCCGGACTGAATCTGCTCCTTGACGGTCTTGGCAGATTTACGGACAGCTTTCTTGACCTCGGTGGAGGCAAGGGTCGCATACTCTTTCAAGCCCTCATTGATGGCATCTGCCATTTCATCGATGTTGACAGTTCTGCTCATCCGGCTGCCTCCTTTCCAAACGGCAATGAATCTTCAGCGTTTTCTTCTGGAAATTCATCGGGTCAACGGATTCGATATTGTAGAGCTGCTCCCGGAAACGGATGCGGTAGCCAGTGGAAGTCAGGCCTCTCGTCTCACTGCACCAGCGGACCGTGAACACCACACTCTTCTGCTCGGCTATGACCTCACCCTCTTCTTCCTGCGCCTGATAGGTCGAAGCGTAGGCAAAGCAGGTGAAATATTTCTCCCATGTGTTCCGATGGTTTCCGACCTTATCGGTCACAACCGTGCTTTTCTCGATCGTGATCCGCTCATTCAGCTTCTCGATCATCAGAACACCCCCTCCCTCACAGCAAACAGAATGGAACGAAGCGTCAGCATCAGCTGGTGATGGTCGGCTTCGTCCCGGTGCTCATAGAGATACCCCAGTGCATACAGAATCGCCACACGGCAGGTGCTGCGCAGGGCTTCCAGTTCCCTTGTAGGCTGTACTCCGTTCTCGGCATCCCGATCAGCGGCATTGACTGCCTCCCACTGGTCTTCCGATAAACGGCCCACATCCTTGCACATCTGCTCCGCAGAAGATAAAAGGATGCCGATTAAGGCATCTTCATCGCTGCTGTCTACCCGGAGATAGGTCTTCGCTTCGTATAGCGGGATCAGTGCCATAACCGGCTCCTCCTTTCCTGGCTTTCTTAGCCCTGCGGTGCCATCTGCAGAAGCTGTACGGCTTCCGGCAGGATCTGTGTTTCTGCGGCATTATACACACAACGAAAGCAAAGAAAACCAAACCAAAAACGGAGGACAAAAAACATGAAAAAGACCATTACAGAAGTTGAAACCGCAATCGAAAACCGCATCGCAGAGCTTGAAGAAGAATACGAGCTGGACATTTACGACCGCAACGACATTCGGGAAGAAGAATACCAGAAAGCCGGATGGCGGCACGACCCTTTCCCAGAGGAGCTTGAGGAAGATGACGAAGAAGAGGAAGAGGATTGGCACTACCACAGCATGGAGGAACGACTGAACGAGGTCGGCATGAGCATGAGGGATTTCTTCTAAGGAATCCCAAGAGGCTCCCCAGCAGAGACTGGGGCTCTGCCTCGTATCCCCCGTTTTGGTTTGGTATGATACACAAAACCGCTGCCAGATGTTTGTGTACATTATGGCGGCGGTTCATCTTGCTATCGTTGCTTTATAGAGGTAATATACAGTAAACTGGAAGGGGGTTCTCATTCTTTTGAGGCCCCCATTTTCCGTCTAATCGGCTTCGCCCCGTATTGCCTGATACATCACCCTGCGGTTATGCGCTCTGGCTCTTTTCTTCAGATCACGCTTCCATCTGCGGATTCGCTCTGCCTTATTGTGATTTCTGGAAAACACATAATCATCCAGAATGTATCTGCCGCCGTGTTCCCTCTCGCCATAAGCAGGCATCTTTCTGTGTCCCATAGGCTCCTCCTGTTAAACCAAGCCCTCCCGGTCTTTTCTGGCCGAGAGGGTATTTTTCTGATTGTGCTATCTTATTCCGGCTTCGTTCCGTCATCCATCTGGATGACCGCCATCTGTCCGAACATGCTGACGAATGCCTCCGGCACCCAGAAGCGTTCCCTGAATTTCCGGATGAGGTCCTGGGGCAGTTCTGCGAAATCTTCCTCGCCCAATCCGCAAATGAAGAAGTTTCCCTTGATGGGCTGCTCCAGCTCTGGAATGTATCTGCTGAATGACTTCTCGGTGAACAGCCCGTTGTCATCGGTGACCAGGGCGGCGCATTCTTCCCACGGGTAGGTGGCTGTGATGCAGTCGCAATCGAGGATGCGGTAGAACTCTTTCAGAGAGTTTTCAATGTCCACCACCTGCGGATGCTCCATCGGTTTGATCAGAAGAACTTTCATTCGACCCAGCCCCCTTTCACGATTGCCCAGTCTGCAAGATGCATCTTCTGCTGTCCGCCCCATGCAATGTCCTCTAATGCTTCCTCCGTTCCGCAGCGGTTGCAGATCTGGATGTCCGCCCTTCGGCTGAGTGCCTGCTGCTGATGGTCGTAGCAGTCGGGCTTTGCTCCGCACCTGGGGCAACGCGGGCCGGTCTGTCGCGTTTTACCAAGGCGGTCGAGCGACACCTTGACCTCGGCATCCGTTGCCACACGGTGGCAACTGTCCGCGCCGTAGGCAACGTTTAGATGGCTTCCGGTATCCCAGCTCACTAAAATGTTTCCGGCATCATCGACCCCGTTGCAGGTTCCCTGCGTTCCGATGGTCGGTGCCTGCCTGTCATCCATCTCATCGAGGACGATCCGACATCCGACCGGGAACTCTTTTCTCAGCTTCTCGACCGTTTTCTTATCTGCGAAATTCATGCCTGCACCTCCTCGATCATCCGCTGGGCGGCATCCTTATCCATGCATTCCTTCAGCGCACCTTCGAGGATGTGCATCGGGAAGTGGAATGCCTTGTAGCCGTCATGCAGAACTTTGTAGTAATACCGGCTCGGTGCGCGGCGTCCGAAGTCGTTCTCCATGATGTAGACCATTGCGGTCACCATCTCCGGCTCTGCCCTTTCCCGGAGCAGTTCGATGTTCAGATCTTCCTTGCGGTAGTAGTTCGGGTAGCCCTCATAGAGGTCGAGGTTTCCTTCGTCCCTTTCCGAGATCTCCCACACCAGAACCGGCGTGTTCTTCTTCGGGTTCGGTGCGATGGTGGCGCAGCCACGGAACAAAAGCTCCCAGCCGGCCAGCACCGCCTGCCCTGCAATTTTTGCATCCGGGCATCGGTCTGCCATCTGCTCCACCGACAGGTTGCTGCCGTAGGCGATGTAATATTTCTTGTTCTTCATTTGAATCTCTCCCTTCGGTTTTCTCCGCTCTTGTCTGGCGGTATGGTATATATCACTCTTCTGCCCTGATTTATCAAGGCCGATGAGCATCATATACTGCACAATGTTTTTTGCTTTTGATCGTGTACTCTTACATCATCTGCCGCTTCTTCAGATACCGGATGGCTTCCGCCCTTCCGATACTGGCTGCCAGTCCACGCTTCAGTGTGTCCAGCGGAAACTCCCAGTCGCTGTATCCGCCCTGCAGCAGTTCAAAATACTCGGCATCCGGGCAGCCAAGCCGCCGGTCCTCGTGCATCACATAAGCGATGCAGGGCTTTGCCTTTTTCATGCGGTTCCCGTTCAGGTTCCAGACCGGAAGCTGGAACTGCTTCTTGTAGTAGTATCGTGGGCAGCCCTCGTACCGGTCCAGCAGGAGTTCATCGTATTCCGAGAGTTTCCAGACCACCGCAGGTACGCTTTCATTGGCATCCTGCTCGATGGTGGCATAGCAGCCGGTCTTGCTCTTTTTGAACAGAAGCCGGTAGCCCTTGATCTCGGTCGTGCCGACCACCACAGCGTAGGGGCATCTCTTTCCCATCCGCTCCATGTCGAGGTTGCTTCCGTAGGCAAGATAATATCTGGATGGGACTCGGCTGATCAACTCAAACATCTGCCTCACCGTCCTCCCTGCCAGTGAATTCCACGCCCTGGAAATCCTCTGTCCCAAGCTCGATCTGGCTGTCCTGCCACCAGTCCTCTGCCACACGCTGTGCTTCCTCCACGGTCGGCTCTTTCATCTCGGATTCATAAATGGTCACCGTTCTCTGGTAGGTCTCGGTGATGGTCACCTTAAAGGTTCTGCCACCCGGTGTGTTTTCATTTTTTAACGTGCTTTTCATAAACCTGCACCTCCTTCTACCACCTCAAGGGCGGTTGCCCGCCCAAAAGGTGCCCGTGCATCCCGGCTTATTTGTTCCGCCAGGATGCGTTGCCCTCCATGTTCCGCAGAAGGATCTCCCTTGCCGTTGCAAATTCATCCCCGATGAATCCCAGCCTCAGCATCCAGCACCGCATCGCATACTTTTCATTGTCGGTCTGCTGGGGCTTTGGGCTTGCCGTCCTGACCATCTTGGCAAGCTGGCTCATTGCGAGGCAAAGCTGGATATAGGCTTTCATCTCACCGGCGTGCAGTCCGTTGCACTTTCCGTCCGCTGGGTCTGCGAATTGGAAAAGGCGGAATTCAATGGTCCCTTTTGTAAAGGTGGCATGGAGGTTCAGCATATGGTACCGGCTTGAATTGTAGTGGGCATTCCGGTTTTCCCAGCTGGAACCGTTGCCTTCGTACCAGATGTCTTCCAGCCTGTGCATGGTGGTCGGCTTCTCGCGGTTCAGCCGGTCGAGGAAGCGATGGTTGACCACCTGGCAATATTGTCCGGTGCGCCCTGCATCGATCCGGATGGCTCTGCCGATCTGCTGTTCGTGCGCCGCCATGATGTTCACAAGGTTGCGGATGGTCTTTGCGGTGTGGTCGCCTTTGCCAATGTGAATGTGGACTCCGCATCCGCGGCTTGGGCCGCTCTTTGCGCCTGCCTTTCGGAGCAGCCGGATGATTTCCTGCAAGGTTTCGATGTCGTCGTAGGTGAGGATCGGGGTGACCAGTTCGCATTTTTCTGCGTCCGGTCCGTAGATGCTCACATCCCTCTGGAATTTCCAAACCCTGCCCTGTCCATCCTTGCAAGCCCAGCTGTAATATCCGTACTCGCCGGCGGCGTTCCATGCTCTGGTTCCGAAGTACTCGGCGACCTTTCTTGCCGCTTTTTCTCTGGTGATGTTGTTCATCTCGATCTCAACTCCGATGGTCTGGTTCTTCATGGCTTCAATCTGCTCTCTTGTTTTATCGTTCATGGTATGTTCTCCTTTGTTTTTTCCTTGTTTTCCCTTTCGGTATGTGCATATTACCGTCAGGTGCGGATAATAGCAAGGATATAAAAGAACATATATTCGACAAATATAAGGCAGAATGATCGTGTACATTTCTGCAGTTTATCCGCTTGATAATGTACATTTTCAGAGCTAATATCGGTACAATGGAAGAGGGTCTCGCATATTTTCCGGCCCCCATTGGGGGATTGGGAGCTTACGCTCCCGCCTCCAGCATCTGCGCCGTGTCTGCCCCACAGTCGGGCTGTGTCGGCCGGGTCGTATCCGGTGCGACCGTTTCCCCTGTGGCAGGATCGCCGTTCTGTGCCGCCAGTTTCGCGGCTTTCAGGGCATCCCGTTTTGCCTTTTCCCTTGCAAGGAACTTCTGTGCTTCCTCATCCGTGCGGAAAGCCGCATGGCCGGAAAGGTTCTCCATGAGGATCTTGCGTGTCTCTTTGAAATCCGGACCGTTCATCCCCAGCCGCAGGAGCCATGTGCGGAGTGCGTATTTCTCATTCTCATCGTTGACATCCTTTGCCTGGATGCGCTTCTGGCTGATCGCCTGCTGGTTCATCAGCACCGCCAGCTGTGCAAAAGCCGTCAGGTGTTCGTGGTCCGATGCAGTCGGGAAGCCGGTGAAGATGACCTTCTCGGTGGTGATCTTCAGGCCTTCCAGTGCAGCACCATGCTCAGCCTCATAGTCGCTGACCGCGTTTATGAAGTTCATGATGGCAAAGGTGCAGCTATCGTCCTTCAGCTTCTCGACCAGCCCCTCTTCCACATGAAAGTGTCCGCCAGTCGCCTTGCCGATGAGCTTGCCGCGGCTGTAAAGAAGGTTGACCAGGTTGCGGAGAGTGACACCATTGTGCTGGCTGACCGGGAATGCAAGCTCCAAGTCCAGTGGCACTTCTTCCGGCTGGTCTTCTGCTTCTGATTGCTCCTCGCTTTCCGGCTCCTCTGCATCCGGCTCATCCTCTGCCGCATTATCCGGCTCCGATGCTTCCTCGGATTCGGCTTCCGCAGGTTCGTTCCCTTCTGTGGTACTTTCATCTTCAGATTCCTGCTCGTCCAAAACCTCCGTCTCTGCTTCGGTATCCTCGGTCACAGGATCCTCTTCCAAATGGTCGGTCGGCTCCGTGTTTTCCATCTGGTCATCCGTGCTCTCAATGCTCTCGCCACCGCGGATCAGTCCCTCATTCAGCAGGGTCGTCAGCAGCTCGGCATCTGCATTCTCCGGCTCGACCAGAAGGTTGCCATTCCGGTCGATGGTGTAGCTCCCGATGTCGTAAGAATACAGAGGTGCTTTGGTATAGTAAGGGTGGATGCCGGTCAGCTCCTCCATGCGTTTTGCGAGGGTCTTGCGCTCGGCTACGTTCAGTTTAAATTTCAACATGATTCATCGCTCCTTCTCGTTCATTTGTTTTTGTGCATCCCGATGTTCTTTTCGGTAGCACATATATCACTCTAAACCGGATGAATAGCAAGGCCATTTCCCGATATTCTTCATGTTCGACCATTTACACAAGGGACCGCAAAATCTGTTGTGTAAATAGGACCAATATGTAAGCCCACCATATCACCAGGTCGCTTTCTACCTAGTAATATAGCGGGCCAGTTTATTCTTCCAGACCTGCACACCATGCGATGCCGGCCAGAACAAAGAATGCGTTGGCTAAGCAAATGCCGTTGCCCCAGATACGGTACTCGGCCGAATCCGTATACGGGTCAGCCAGCCATTTCCGGATCTGCTTCTCCGTTTTCGGCTTCTTGGCATGGGTCACGATCTTACGGTGCGTTTCAAACACATCTGCCCAGAATGCCAGCTCTTCTTCGGTCGGGTCTTCCGTTCCGAGGTCTCTGCACCACCAGTCTGGGAAGCCCTGCAGTCTGGCACACTCGGTCGGTGTCAAACGGCGAACTGTATAGGTCACAGGTGCGGGCTGTGCTTCCGGATTGTCGATGACCAGACGGTCATTGAAAGCATCCTGCCCGTTGAAGCCGCTGGGATGTGCCCCGGTTGCCACCGTTCCCATGACACCCTCGTTCAAATGCGGTACCGGTGCGATGGTGGTCGGGTCTTTGTAATCCCGTGCCATCAGGGTCGGTGCGACTTCTTTTGCCACCTGCATATAGGAGCCGGTGGTCATGGCATACACATCCTCCGGTGCGCAGACTGCATGGCGGTCAGTGGCATCCAGTGTAAAGCAGACATCCTCATTGACACCATCCCCCTGCGGACCGTTCTCATCCTTGCGGCCGATCATGTTGCCCTGCAGGACGAAGGTCTGCATCTGGTCACTCCGGGTCGCCATCAAAGCGCCGGACTTACCATGCAGATCGATCAGCTCATTGCGCTGGTTCACATGGAAGACTGTCACATCTTCCGGCTGTGCCACAAAGGTCTGCTGCTTCATCCCCGGATCTGCTGCCAGTGCCGCTGACTTTTCTCCAAGATCCCGGACTTCATCCCTCTGGTTCTGGGTAAAGGCGACCGGCTCTACCACACAGATACCGCCCTGATTGCAGGTCGGGTCACCGCCGCTGCGGTCCAGTGTCCGGGAAGTTTCGGCCTCATAAAAACCGCTGTGCGGATTATCGGACATCATGGAATGGCTGGCTTTGGAACAGACGCCATAGCATTTCGGAACGAACAGTGTCTGGTCGTTGTTGCAGCCGAGGGTGGCCGACTTTTCTTCCTGCCAGATGGCTCCCTTCCCGCCGCCCTCGCAACCGGAGCGAATTTTCAGTGTGACTGCCGGGGAGTTTTCAACATCTTTCACCGAGCTTTCCACTGAATTTTCAACAGCATCCATGACCATCGGGACATTGCCGCCACCCGTACCACACCGGCTTGTCAGTGTCTGCACCTTACCGTCCTCGGAAATCTTCACCCGGCTGTCAGCAGGATGATTCTCCAGTGCGATGGCGGCAGGCACAACACCAGCTCGGAGGGTCGGTGACCGCTCTTCCTCGTATCCGATGCTTCTGGCATCTGCGGAATGCTCGGTACAAAAACCGGCGGCTTCCAGAACACACGGCTGATGCCCATGCTCCTCTGCCCGTAGGGTTCCGGTCACATCTTTGGAAACATCCATCTGCCTGCCGCCCTGGTCGTTCAGACAGATCCGTCCTCCTGCTCCGTTACAGCCTGCCTCTCCAGTGCCGCTTTCAGCACCGGCGGCAGCTCTTTGCCACGCACGGAAGCCCTCCGCAGAATACCGAGACACGCCTTCGGACTCAAATAGTACCTTTGGGGCACTCTGGTCTGCAAAATCTGCGACAAGGTAGATACGTTTTCTTCTTTGGGGAACGCCCCACCACTGTGCATCAAGAACTCGATACGCGACGCTCCATCCGTCTCCCACATAGTAGTCGGCATCGGGCCATCCTTTCTTCTCAGGCGCAGGCACCGAGGCGGCCGGTTCTTTAACACCGATGACGGCTTCGAGGACTGCTTTGAAGTCCTGCCCTTTGTTTGAGGAGAAGGCCCCTGGCACATTCTCCCACACGATAAATCTTGGTTTTTCTCCATTGGTCTTACACCTCATTTCCTTCACGATTCGGATTGCTTCGTAAAACAGACTGGACCGTGAACCATCCAGACCGTCCCGCTTACCGGCGATGGACATATCCTGACAGGGACTCCCAAAAGTGATGATGTCCACTGGAGGCAGGTCTGCTCCGCTGATGGCAGACACATCTCCGTAGTGCTTCACCTGCGGCAGACGTTTGGTCGTGACCCGGATGGCAAACGGCTCGATCTCGCTGCTCCACACCGGAGTGATCTGCCCGGTCAACAGACCGCCCAATGGAAAACCCCCGGAGCCATCAAAGAGGCTGCCGAGGGTCAAAGTCTTATTCTGTTCTGTGCTCATCCGGCGACCTCCTCTCCGAGCATCTGCTCATTTGCTTTCTGGTAAAAGTCTCTGGATACTTCAAATCCGTAGCTGTTGCGCCCCAGTTCTCTTGCTGCTCTCAGCGTGGAGCCGCTGCCGGCGCAGGGGTCAATGACCACATCGCCCTCATCTGTAAAGGTCTCGATCAGTCGTTTCAGCACGGAGATCGGTTTCTGGGAAGGATGGATTTTCGGATATTCCCTGCCATCCCGCTTCCAGTCAAACCAGTTGAAGATCATATGGGGCTTTCCGTCCTCACCGAGATTACGGAACTTCGGGAGCTTTCCCCGGTACAGAACCAGAGCATACTCCGTTGCACCCACGATCTTCATGTTGGCCTTTAAAACCTGCGGACTGTAGTTCTTGCAAAACACCAGCGGGATATAATTCTTGAAACCGTATTTCTCTGCTTCGGTGATCACCTTCGGGATCTGTTGAAACGCACAGAACACGATCATGCACGGCGCATCCTTCTCTCCTGTGCCGGGTTCTTTCTTCAGCAGGCGGTTGCAGAAGTGGAAATACTCTGCAATGTTGAAGGTGAAATCGGTATTGAATGCCGCCTTCCGCGCCTTGCTACTCTCCCCGTTTTTGTTGTCGCCATCCACATACCAGTCCGGCCGGCTGGCATAGAAATCTGTACCGATGTTGTACGGAATGTCTGCGATCACCAGCTGCGCCTTGGGGATGTTATAAGACTTGAAATTCTGGAAGTTGTCATGGATGAGGACGCATTTTACATCAGGCATCAGCATCCTCGCTTTCCGGCTCGAAGGTCGCCACTTCCTCGAACTTCAGCTTCTGACCGTCACGGACAACAAACACATCATCGTAGTGACCATCGCTGTGTTCGATGTACCGCTTCACGATCACATCCACGAACTTCGGGTCCAGCTCGATGCCCCGGCACACACGGTCGGTCTCCTCACAGGCGATCAGGGTCGAGCCGCTGCCCAGGAACGGATCGAGAACGATACCGTTGGTCATGGTGGAGTTGCGGATCGGATAGCTCATCAGGCCGATGGGCTTCATGGTCGGATGGTCCTTGTTGGACTTCGGCCGGTCATACTCCCAGATGGTCGTCTGCTTCCGGTCGGAATACCACTGGTGTTTTCCCTTCTGCTTCCAGCCGTAAAGACACGGCTCGTGCTGCCACTGGTAAGGACTGCGTCCCAGCACCAGCGCATTCTTCTTCCAGATACAGCACCCGGACAGGTAGAACCCGGCATCCTTGAATGCCTTACGGAAATTCAAACCCTCGGTATCGGCATGGAAGATATAGATGGAACCATCATCTGCCAGATGACCGTGCATCTGCTGGAACGCTGCCAGAAGGAACTGGTAAAATTCCGAATCACTCATGTTGTCATTCATGATCTTACCGGCCGTCTCTTCCACATCCACGTTATAAGGGGGATCGGAAAGGACCATATTTGCCTTGGTTCCGTCCATCAGGGTGTCGTAGCATTCTGCTTTGGTGGAATCACCGCACAGAACGATGTGCTTTCCCAGATGCCAAAGGTCACCCTCTTTGGAGAAGCATGGCTGCTTCAGCTCGGATTCCACATCGAAGTCATCTTCCTTGACCTCTTTGCTGTGGACTTTGTTGAACAGCGTCTCAATCTCCGGCGGCTCAAAGCCGGTCTTGCCAAGATCGAAGTTGGAATCTTCGATGTCTTTCAGAAGGTCGGCCAGCAGGGAATCATCCCATGCACCCGTGATCTTGTTGAGCGCAATGTTCAGGGCTTTTTCCCTGGTCTTGTCGATGTCCACCACCGCACAAGGCACTTCGGTATAGCCCAGCTCCATCGCTACGGTCAATCTCTGGTGGCCACCGATGATTGTCCTATCGGCATTGACCACCAAAGGATCTGCGAACCCGAACTCCGTGATGGAGTTCTTGATCTTCTCGTACTCTTTATCCCCCGGCTTCAGCTTTTTCCGGGGATTGTATGCGGCCGGCTTGAGTACGGACACCGGCAGCATCTTCAGTTCAGCAGTCGCTTTCATGTAAGCCCTCCTAATTCAGATTCACATGCGCATGACCCCGGAGAACGGCACGAAAAAGGAGCCGAACAAAAAGCCCGACTCCATCTCATCTCCATCTTCCTGCGGCTGTTCAGCCATCTCGCACCATTCCGGGTTTTCCCCGTTCACGGATGCCAGGACCTTATCTTCCGCATCGTCAATCGCATGTACACAGATACCCCCGGTGTTGAACATCGGAAACACACCGATAATCTTACTCACCCTCATCCACTCCCTTCATCCCGTATCGATAATCCCAATAACAATTCAGGCTGCAAAACTTCCGCTGCCGTTTTCCTTCATCTACGGCATGGAACTCCCTTCCACAGTTTTTACAGACCGCGATCCGAAAAGGCTTATGCTGCCTGTAATATTCCTCCCGGCAAGCCGGAGAACAGAACCGTCTCCGACCACTGTTTCCTCTCTGTACGAGAATGCGTCCGCAAACCGGACAGCGCCGTTCCCCCGACCCATCCGGTGGCTGTAACTGGCAGCTCCCCGTTTCCGGCAGACCCAGTTCCCGGCAGTAATCTGTGACCTGTTCCAAAGAAAGCCCTGTGTTTTCTGCGATCTCCACACATTCAAACCCGGCAAGCCGCTGGCTTCGGACTTCTTCTCTCTCCGGGCGGTACTCATAGCCCTCAAACACACAGTCCAGCCGGACACCGTTCTTTACCACATCACGTTCTATGTTCAGCGGTTCTTCCATTTGCATCGCCCTCCTTCCAGCGTCCTTTGTTTGCACAGGCACGGCTGCAATATTTCCGTTCCAGACCATACTGGTGCCGGTAGGAAAACTCCCTGCCGCACACCGGGCAGATCTTCGACCGCACGGTCTTCCAGTTCTCCGGCTTTGGATGGGTGTTGTTCCACCGTGACCGGCATTCCGGTGAGCAGAACTTCCGTGGTCTGCCTTTATGGTTTGGTACGATTGCCGTACCGCACTGAGGGCAGAAGGAAAACGCCATGTCCCTGATCATCTCAGCCGTGTAATCTTCCATCCGCCCTCACCTCACTCTCATTTTTCGCCGTTTCTTCGGCGGTTTCTTAGAAAAATTTCAAAATACATACGAAAAGCAGCGAAGTGGAAATCGGCACTGCACCGCCAGGTTGGATCGTTGTTGCGGCGGCCGATTCCCGCTCGCCCCTGTTCCTCCCGGAACAAGCTAAAATGTGCGAAAGCTCCCTGTTTACAAGAGGTTTCACACACTTTGGTTCATTTCGGGGAAAAAGAATGGCACCGGAACCGAAGCTCCGATGCCTGTACATTTTCCTGTTTCATTTTGCGCCGTTAATCCTCTGACCCCCGGCCTATCAATTTTGCGGTTTTTCACAGAAAAGGGCGCACCGGTCTCCGTGTGACTTCACCGTAGAGAAGTGACCCCGGCCCCAGCGGGGGTGTCAGTAGGTGTAGGTCGGGTTGATGTCTTCGGTCAGCGTCTTCTTATCGTGGCAGCTCTTGCACAGCGACTGCCAGTTGTTCTGGTCCCAGAAAAGTTTCTGGTCACCACGGTGCGGAATGATGTGATCCACCACCGTTGCCCGGACGTACTTGCCCTTCTTGGCACACTGCACACACAGCGGATGGGCTTCCAGATACGACTTTCTGGCTTTCTGCCACCGTCTGTTGTATCCACGCTTCGCTGCCGGGCGGGTGGCTTCTGGGTGGAGAGGCAGGTGCTTCTCACAGTAAAGCCGGCCGGGTTCGACCAGCTCCGGACAGCCGGGGTGATGGCACGGTGTCTTTGGTCTGTACGGCATAGGTCAGTCCTCCCACGGAAGCCCAGCCTTACCGAAGTGACCGTAAGCACTGACCTTGTTGTAATCTACATCCAGCAGTCCCAGCCGCTTGATGATACCCTGCGGGGTCAGGTCGTAGCTGTCATGGACGTAGGCTTCGATGAAGTCAAGGGACTGGTGCTCCGTACCGAAGCACTCCACAGCCACACCCACCGGCTGTATCACACCGATAGCGTAGGCCAGCTGGACTTCGCACTTGTCAGCGTAGCCCGCCTGCACGATGTCTTTGGCGATCTTCCGAGCCATGTATGCTGCGGAGCGATCCACCTTGGTGGGGTCTTTACCGCTCAGAGCACCGCCACCCATGCGACCGATGCCACCGTAGGTATCGCACGCCAGCTTCCGGCCAGTCACACCACAGTCAGCATAGCTGCCGCCCAGCACGAAACGACCGGTCGGATTAACCAGCTTCGTGAAGTCACCATCCAGACCGTACTCGCAGGCGGCCAGCACCATCATGGATTCGATGATATGCCGGAAGTCGCTGACCTCCACATCCGGGCTGTGCTGCACGGAGCAGAGGAAGGTGGTGATTCGGCCGGTGTCGTAATCGTAGCTGACCTGCGCCTTGGCATCTGCTCGAAACATCTTGGACGGATGGTTCTTCAGCAACTGCAGGAACTTGGTGGCGACCATGTACGGAATCGGCATCTGCTCTGCCGTCTCGTTGGTGGCGTAGCCGTACATGATGCCCTGATCACCGGCACCGCCCTTGTCCACACCCATTGCAATATCCGGCGACTGCTTGTCCACCAGAATGCCGATGCGGAGAAGCTCGGTCAGGTTCCAGCCCAGCTTTTCAGCACCGATGCGGTTGAACACATCGTGAACGATCTGGTTGTAGTTTGGCCGATAATCGGTAGTGACTTCGCCGGCAATAAAAAGCTGGCTCTTTTTCAGCAGACACTCGATTGCCACACGGGCGTTCCTGTCATGCTGGAGAATGTCGGTCACGATGGCATCTGCGATCTGGTCACAGATCTTATCGGGATGACCATTGCTGACCTGTTCACAGGTAATAATCTTACTCATGTTCTGTCCTCTCTTTCATGTATCACAAAGCAGGCCGCCTTTGCCCATGCCCACAAATAGGCTCCCACAAAAGCGGCCTGCGATGTTCCATTGTGTAGTTCCAATGTGTCCTCTGAATCTGTTGCTGGTGTGTTGCTGGCGCTTTCCTCACAAAGCGAGGTGTCCAGTCCCCAAAAATATTGATTTTACGCACTTTTCAGGGGTGTTAAGATCTATATTTTTTCTTTTGTTGCTATTGTTGCTAGTAAAAAGTAAATAGTATATAAAAGAAAATAATATAAATAAAATAGGGTTTTCACTCGCAACACTCGCAACAGCACCGAAAACCTTTGATTTTCCTACGTTTTTCTGTTGCTGGGGCGTTGCTGCTGTTGCTGGTAACGTGACTCCGAAGTCGTGTGTTGCTGGTATTTTGATGGGAACTTATGAAAATCAAAAACAATAGATTTCACTGTGTTCTTCCAGCAACAGCCGCAACAAATCCGTCCGTACCTTGAATTTCAAGCTCATGATGTCAATGGTGCAAAGTCCTCTTTTGACTCTTCACTTGCCGTGAACGCCACATCCAGGACCATCGGAGTCGTACTGCTGGAGGCACCGTCATTCGGACGCTTTCTTGCAGTCTTGTACCGCTTTTCAATCTCCTGGTTTAGATTCTTGGCTGCCTCTGCCCGGTAGCCATTCTCTCCACACCACTCTTTGTAGCGTGTGTAAACTGCACCGCGCCGAAGCTCACACCCTTCCTTTTCTTCAATGCATTCATCAAAAAACTGACCCATCTTATCTGAGAATATCTGATAGTCCGTTGTTGCCTGAACGACAGAATCCGGCATGGCAAGTCCCTGACTGCGGAACAGCTTATAGCCTTCGAGCATCCAGTTCAGAATGCCGGACATATTTTCCGGTTTAGCAAAAGTGGACTTTAGATCCTTATCCTGTTCATTTTCTTCAAAATGCCGGTCAAACGGAATGATTTTGATTCGGCCAGACTCAAACAGCGTAAGGTCTGTGATATTCGGACGATGGTTCGTGTTGATGAAAATTTTGAAGTTCGGTCGGAACTCAAAACTGTTCTCATGCAGATACCGGGCTGTGATCGTATCGTTACCGGTCAGTCGTTTGGTAAGAGCTGCATCCAGAGTGATCTTTTTCTCCGGCTCGGAGATGTTTACAAAACGAGAGCCGGCAAGCCGGGCGATTTCCTCAGACGGTCCTCCGCTCTGGCTGTTAAACTTCGCCTGCAGCATGGTCGGATCTGCATTTTTACCGTACTCGCCCATAATACGCAGAATACTCTCCATTGTGGTACCCTTACCGTTTCTGGATGTCGGACCGTACAGAATAAACAAGCACTCCATGCGGGTGTCACCAGTCAACGAGTATCCGATAGCCTTCTGAAGATAGTCTGCTCTGGCCTTATCCCCCTGCATGATCTCCGTGATGAACGTCCGCCAGCGAGGGCAGTCGGCATCCGGGGCATATATCACAGGGGACACTTTTGTGAGAAAATCCTCCGGGCGGTGTTCCCGGAATTCCATCGTCCGCAGATCCAGTGTTCCATTTTTGCAGTTGAACAGATAGATATCCTGATCGTACTGCTTCATGGACAGTGGGAATACGGACTTCGCGTCTTTCAGCATCGTGTCACGGTGCTTGCGTTGCTGGAGTTTCCGGACGCGGTCGATGAACCGCTTTCTGACATCCTCTTCTGTAATCTTCAATGCAAACAGATACAGCTTATCTGCCAGATATTTCGCAAGCTCTGCCACCTTAAGGTTCTCCATATCCGGCTGCCAGACAAAACTACAGGTGCCATGCCGATGCTGTGATTGCCGAAATCTATCCATTATTAAAGAATGCGGTATCGCCTCATGCCGCCACTTACATAAAGAAAGACATGTTGCGTCTTAAGGAAAACGGTTTGGACGAGCGGATGACCCTGGAAGAAAATAAAACGTTCTTCCATGAAATAGCCCACATGCACTGTGATGCCGCAATTACCGCCCAGATCCGATACAGCAACAAGTCATACCGCGCCACGCTGACCAAGGAATCTATCTTGGAAAAATGCCGGATTTGTGATCTGGATGCTCAGAGCGTCAAACAGATTCTGAAAGCGGCCGGTTTCGATGCTGGAGGTGACCAACATGAATAAAGAAAAAGTCTATGTAAAAGTCAATTCCACCTTCGACCCAACCGGTTTTATGCAGCCGACATCGATCACCTGGTCGGATGGACGTACCTTCCCAATCGAAACAGTGCGCGACTTCCGCCCCGCCGGGACTGCTGACAACGGTTATTCCGGTGACTGCTTTACCGTGCTCATCCAGGGGCAGGAAAAGCACCTGTTCTTTGAGCATCTCGATCCACGCTTCAACGGTCGGTTAGGCCGGTGGTTTGTGGAAAGGACTGGAAAATAACACGAGCACATAGAGAGGAGGGAATTGTACAATGCAACGCACATATCTTGCGATAGATCTCAAAAGCTATTACGCGAGTGCGGAATGCGCCTCTCGACACCTCGACCCGCTTACCACAAATCTGGTCGTGGCAGATTCCTCCCGCACCGAGAAAACTATCTGTCTCGCTGTGTCTCCTTCCCTAAAAGCCTATGGTATTCCGGGTCGCGCCAGACTGTTCGAGGTCGTGCAGAAGGTCAAAGAGGTCAATGCGAATCGGTTAAGGGAAGCGGTACGATTAAGAAAAGCTATGTATAAGGACGGTAAGCCATCCTTCTCCTCTGCTTCCTATGATTCCTTATCGCTTGCCGCCGACCCATCACTCGAACTCTCTTACCTCGTCGCGCCACCTCGGATGGCATATTATGAAAAGGTGTCGCGGCAGATTTATGGCATCTATCTGAAATACATCGCGCCAGAGGACATCGTGGTATATTCCATTGACGAAGTGTTCATCGATGCCACCTCGTACCTATCCCACTATAATATGACCGCACACGACCTTGCCATGACAATGATCCGGGAAGTGCTTTATACGACCGGCATCACTGCCACCGCCGGGATTGGTACGAATCTGTATCTGGCGAAGCTGGCAATGGATATCACTGCTAAGCACGCTGCACCAGACAAGGATGGAGTCCGCATCGCTGAGCTAGATGAAGAGAACTTCCGTTATCTCCTCTGGGACCACAAGCCGCTCACAGACTTTTGGATGACTGGTCCCGGCACCGTCAAGCGGCTAGAAAAGCACGGCATCCATACGATGGGCGAGCTGGCCTATTTCAGCACCGTCAATCAGGATATCTTATATAAGGAATTCGGTGTTGATGCAGAACTGCTAATCGACCATGCTTGGGGGCTGGAACCCTGCGGCATGAAAGAAATCAAGGCATACAAACCCAGCAGCAACAGCATCTCCGAGGGACAGGTGCTCTCCTGCCCTTACCCATATGACAAAGCCAGAATCATTGTCATGGAGATGGCAGACAGCCTGGTACTCCAGCTGACAGATAAAGGACTGGTAACGGATAGTTTGACACTGGATGTGGGCTATGACCGGGAAAACTGTGACAGCGGAAAGTACAGAGGTCCGGTACACATCGACCACTACGGCCGCACCGTTCCGAAGGGCGCTCATGGCAGCACAAAACTGGATAACCCGACCAATCTCGGCAGTATCCTGATCTCTGCCACAACTGAGCTATTCGAGAAAATAGCTGATAAAACACTGACGGTAAGACGGATCACAATAGCCGCTAACCGTGTGGTCAAAGACGAGGGATTCTTCCAAGTTGACCTATTCACGGACACAACCAAGTTGGAAAAAGAGAAAAAGCTGCAAAATGCGATGCTGGGTCTCAAGAAGAAGTTCGGCAAGAACGCCGTACTAAAAGGAACCAACTATCTGAATGGTGCAACGATGAGGGAGAGAAATCAACAGATAGGCGGCCATAAGGCCAAGTAAGGAGGGAGAACATGGACTATAAGAACACACCGGAAGTCAGGACCGTCCAAAGTAAGTATGGCAAAATACTCCATGCTTCCCGCCCGGAACCGCCACATAATCATCCCCGTATGCCGATGTCCAATCGTGCTAAAATCTTCTCTCCGTTTGCCGCCTTGCGAGGCTATGAGGATGAGATTGCTTCTGAAGGCAGAGATCATCTCAAAGGAAATAGAATCGAGCTGTCTGAAGAAGGCAAGCAAGCTCTGAACCAAAAGATCAGCCAGCTTCGGAAAGGACAAGAGATCACAATAAAATATTTCATGGACGGCTACTATGAAGATATAGTCGGAATACTGGATGCTGTGGATACGATAAACAAAGAACTGCGAATTTACACAGGCTTTATAAATGATACCGGCAAAGAGCTGCCGACCATTATTGCATTTGAAGATATATTAGAGATTGGGGTGAATATGACTTGAATTACTACTTTTGCGATGCCTGCCGCTACTGCTTCTCTGCAGAGAAGCTACCTGACCGTTGTCCTGACTGTGGAGCGGTAGCACACGATAATAAAAAGGCAGTACGGCCGGCGAGTAAAACGGAAATCGAGGAATTGCTCAAAATGCAGAAAGAAGATAAGGAGGACACACAAAATGAAAGCACATAAATATTGCTCACTCGGCGCACTTGCCTGCATGGCAGGATGCTTCTACACAGGCTGCAAGAAACTGATGCAGGCTCACAAGTATTTTGCCTACGGAGCATTAGGCTGCATGGGTATGGCAATCTACTCCGGTCACAAAATGATCGCACCGAAGAAGAAAAAAGCTGAAAAGCCTGAAAAGTAAGAACACACGCCCTCGCCGTAACAAGCGAGGGCTTTTTTGAACTTCAGGAGTTCATTTTATTTCCGTCATAAACTATACGCTTCCATCATGAGCCGAATTCCGACTTTCAGACCTTCCTCAAAAGCGATCTTTTCCCATGCACAGCACACCGTTCCCTGCCGGTCCATGATCTTCTCCCAGAGCGGAATCTTATCTCCGACATAGTCCTCTACGAGCCTATCCATACCATCTAACCCTCGCAGCCACTCTTCCAGTTCCTTTTCCTTGGCCTTTGCTGCTTTCCCAGCAACTGTGTTTTTCTCTACTGGGTTGTTCTCTGTATAATGCTCGTAGATCAGATCCAGCAGGTTCTCCACTGGCGGGTAATACTCCGGCTCTGTTTTCTTCAAATACTCCTCCAGCATTTCCTTCAATTTTCCTATAATGCTACCATCCTTCCCAACTGAGATTCGTATCCTCAGTTACGGCACATATTACCGCACACTTCTGTACATAGCAACCTATTTTTTGCGGTTTATCGGACGGCCCATCTTCTCCTTTACCTTGTCAGGCACGTCGATTAGCCCGAACTGATAGAACATCCCATAAATATAAGTCACACCTCGGATATCCCCCAGCGCTTTGGGACGATCAACCACTTCTTCTTTTATATTCCCCAGTGCCAAAACTATAGAACTCCATGCCAAACTCTTGCTCTTCTCCCGCCTGTCAATCCACAGTTCTTTCGTGTACTCACCGTTCTTGCCTTTTTTTATTTCATAAGAGAATGGCAACCCGGAGTAGGTTTTGAATTTTATCCCGGCATAGGCCAGAACCACGCCCCAGAAGTTTTCTTCTGTCGGATCAACCCTCCACCGCTTCATCACTCTGTATCTACGCTGCCGCTCTGCTCCAACACTGATCTTTTCTTTCTCTGTACTTGGAAAGTACACACCTTTTTTATAAGGCAGGTACGAGGTGACTGAGGCTTTGGAAAGATTCAAGATATTTGCGGTTGATAGGATTGCTTCTTTATAGTTCTGTGTTTCACGGTATTCTTCAAAAGTATTTTTTACTTTTTCCGCCACTTCCGATTCATACACACCAGCCGTGATGAGCAGCTTCCGTACCTTGATGGGATTTAATCCCAGTTCTTCGCCGATGGCCTGCAAGGACATCTCAGAATTATAAAGTGCCACAGCAGCATCCATCTGCTCTTTCAGATTCTTCCCGGCATCGTACTCCGGCTTCAGCTTCTTCCGACCACCACCGGGCTTTCTGGTTTTCTTCATTTTACTCAT